AATCGAATGGCCGCTCTTATGAAAATTGACGCTCAGACAACCAACGCAGATGTCGTCGCGGCTCTTGGATTACTCAGAGGCGACGTCACCGCACTAAACGACTCAATGCTTAATACACAGGTTGTCCTTGACTCTGGCGCACTTGTTGGAGCAACGGCAAAACAGATGGACAATGCATTGGGTAGATTTAAGACACTTAAGGGAAGGGGGATTTAAATGTCATCAGATCTTGCTAAATGGTATCACTCCATGACTTTCACATATCTGAAAGAATGGGATGATGCTGTTAAGAAACATGGAACTGTCAACACATGGGACGATTGGCATTTGATCCCCACGTCCCGACCGGTGTTCAATCCGCCAGCAGTAAAGACTGTCTACATTGATATTCCTGGTGCAAACGGGAAACTCGATCTGACAGAAGCACTGACTGGCTATCCACTTTACGACAATCGAGAAGGATCGTTCGAATTCATCGTAGCAAACGGCTATCGTGCAAGCTGGATTGGCGGCTATCAGAAGTTCGCTAACTGGCTTCATGGCAAGGATCTAAGATGCGTTCTTGATGACGATCCTTCTTATTACTATGAAGGACGATTCTCAATCGACAACTGGACTTCCAATAACAATGGAACTTGGTCAAATGTTACATTCAAGTACAGCGTGAAACCGTATAAGTATTCGATGAAGACATCCATTGACAATTGGCTTTGGGATCCGTTCAACTTTGAGACTGACATCATTCAGCCTCCGACAAAGTTCACGTTGAATGGAGAAACCAGAGTCGTAATCTTCAACAACAGAATGCCGGTAATACCGGTCTTTTATTTCTCGAATCCAAGAACGTCATCTGATACGTTCTCTATTTCAACAAACAAAGCCACAGTCACTGGGATTGCTGCTGGAGAATTCAGAGATCCTCGATTCGAACTTGAAGAAGGCGATAACAAGATCACTCTGACTGGACGCGGTGACTGCTCGATCGTTTACAGAGGCGCAAGCTTATGAAGATTACTGCGACGAGTAATACGAGTTTCAACGAAATTCATCGTGAAACGACATATTACGGAAATTATTGGGCGGCAATCAGACTTGTTGGATGGATTTCGCAGAACAAAACGAACAAAGAAACCACTTTATATTTTAAGTGGCAGAAGGGCGCTGACAATTATTGGCCTTGGAACTATAACTACTATTCATTCTCTGTAAAACTTGGCTCCACGACAGTCTCAGACAGTCTTCAGATGCCTCAGGCAACAAACGACTGGGTTGATATTTCTTCAACGAAGTCGATCAAAGTTAAGCATGGAGAAAATGGTAAGTATTCGGGGACGCTTGAAATCACAGGATACAAGTACATTGAATCGTATTTTTCAACAACTGTAGCGATCGAGTTCCCTGATATTTCTACAACGAAACCTGCAGATCAGAAGGATCAGGAAGCTGAACAGGCTGAAAGTCATATTGAACCAGCTCCGGTAACAAGCGATCCGTATGATATTCGTTACTACATTCTTTGTGATGGCCAGATTGTTTACAGCCCGAATGATGATGCACATTTAGTGACAAGTCCAGAACTGAAAATCTCAGTTAAAGATACGGATAGTTTAAGTTTTGTGATTGCTCCTGGAAACGATATGTATGACAGGATCACAAAACTTCGTTCCAACATTGAGGTTCGACAGGGAAAAGATATTCTGTTCCGTGGACGTGTTATTGACGATTCGACAGACTTCAACAACCAGAAGAGTGTGAACTGTGAAGGTGCAAGAGCATTTTTCAACGATACCGTTTTTCCTCCGTTTGCAAAAGGCGAGTATAAGACGGCTAAGGCATTCTTCAAAGCGGTTGTCGACCAGCATAACAGTCAGGCAAAGGACGATCGTGAACTGGTATTTGTCAGATGCAACATCAATCAGGGCATTGAGGTTGAGAACGACGAGTATCAGACATGTTCGGAGGCGCTTAGTGAATTAGCTGAGCAGGTTGAAGGATATTTCAAACTTGATTACTACGAAAACGGTAAAACAGGAATCTCGTTTCTTTCTTCATACGGACACACATCAAGTCAACAGATTGAGTTGCAGAAGAACTTATTAGATGTAACGATCCGAGTTGATGCAACAACGATTTACACATCTGTTCTTCCGCTTGGTGAAAAGAAGGATGTATATTTCCAAACAAGCGACACAAAGAAGGACCCGGATAAGACCTATTATGTAAAGGAAACTGAAAAACATAAGGATTACGATGACTCGACCAAACCCGGGTATCATAAAACAAGAGAAGCTTACAAAGAGTTTACAGAAGACACTTTTGTTGCGGGAACAACGTATTACGAAAAGGGCTTGAGTAAACGACTTCGAATAAGTGAATTGGAATCTGAGAATTACGGTTACATCGAAGATCAAGCGGCGATTAACAAGTTCGGAAGAATTGTTAAGGTGGTTACTTTCGATGACGTTAAAGACATGGACGAGGACACTTGGGCTCCGATTAATTACAAAGAGAAGCTCAAAGAACTCGGAGAAGTATACTTACAGGCTGGTCTTGGGGCAGATGTAACAATCGAGGGCCGACTCGTTGACTATCATATGGTTGATCCGAACGAAGAGAAGCTTCATGTTGGAGATTCTGTCAAAATCATTTCGACACCACATGGTCTGGATGGTTACTACATGTTATCAGAATGCGACATACCCATGCAGAGTCCAGATCAGGCTAACTATACATTTGGGGCCACTATAAGGGCTCTTACTGATATTTAAAGGAGACATATGGCCGACATTACAAATCATTTGAAAAAGATTAAAAGCGCACGGTACGGCGAAGATGTCAGAGACGCCATTCATGATGCTATCGAACTTTGTTATACGGACGGTCAGTGGAATAAGGACGGCAACGTAACCGGCATGGTCGACTTACTTGCAAGACAAGAGATCAATAAAATTGTCGGTCGATCTACTGGAAACGTTGTGGAGACTCGCATTTGGCCATCCGCTGATACTGATATTTATAGTGATGACTATGACGGTGCTTGGTATAACGGGCAGAGTTTGCGTTTTGAATACGAAACGGCTCCTGGCGTATACGGAACAAACGTTAATGCCGACTTCGATTATATTTTCGTTTACTACAAGCCGGTAGTCACGGCGAGTCCAGAACTTCATATTTTTAAAGCTTCAACAAATTATAGAGAAGGATTTGGTGCAGCAACTGTCGTGGGCGGAGTCTATTTCGGGTATGACAATGAGTCAACGAAGACTGGCAAATTTGCAATGATGAAAAAGATCAACATCTATACAAATCCGAACGCAGACGATCCGATGGAGTTCATTCTCGATGGCGTCAGAGCTTGGAGATATGATGGGAGTTCAGACTCTCCAAAGATTATCGATGTTGCAAGTACGATGAGCACTCATCATGCTGGAACGATATTCCAGATTACCGGAGTTAAGTTTGCGAGCATTAATGACGCGATTGATACGGCGTTGAATACAAGAGGATTCGGCAAAGTTGAAGACGGAACGCTCATCCTTTAACTGTAGGTGGCTTTCATGATCAATATTCGTAATAACAAAATCATCATGACGAGAGGAGATACACTCAGAGTTGTTGTTGATATTTTCAATGACGATGGAACTCCTTACGAGCCGATTGAAGGGGACTCTATTCGATTTGCTGTGAAATCTTCGTACAACGCAAAAGATGTGCTTATTTACAAAGACATTCCATTGGATACAAGATTACTTGAATTGAATCCTGCTGACACAAAGAATTTTAAACAGCCATCTGATTATGTGTACGATATTCAGTTAACGCACGCGAATGGTGACATTGATACCTTTATTGCAAATCAGGTGCTGCAAATTAAGGAAGAGGTTGACTAATGGACGATAAGTTAAGCGGAAAATTGTCCGCAATCGGAGCGTTAACGGGTTCTTTGTCAAAACCAGAAACGTTAAAAGGACAGCTTAACTCTAACGTTATTGTCAAAGGAACCGACGATTATAACAAATTAAAAGAGGATACACTTCCTCAGATCAATAACGTAACCCTTAAGGGTAATAAGAACTCTGCTGACTTGCACGTTCAGCATGAAATGGATGTTATCTCTTATCAAGATATCGATAACATATTATTTGGATAATGGAGGAAGATCATGTCCGATAGTTTTCTTAATTTAACCGGTCTGCGCTACTATCACGAAAAACTTCTTGGTTTATTTGCTAAGAAGTCGGACGTGAATTCTGCGTTAGATGAGAAAGTTGATAAGGTTAGCGGTAAGGGCCTATCAACAAATGATTATACCACCGCAGAAAAGAACAAGTTGAGCGGAATCGCTTCTGGTGCTCAGGTAAACGTTCTTGAATCCATTAAGATTAACGGCACTGCACAGACGATTACGTCAAAAGCCGTTGATATTTCAGTTCCAACAAAACTGAGCGATTTAACAAACGATGGCAACTTTGTAACAGACTCTAATTATGTCCACACAGACAATAACTATACTTCTACCGATAAGTCGAAGTTAAGCGGCATTGATGCTGGCGCTCAGGTTAACAAAATCGAATCGATCAAAGTAAACGGCACTGCTCAGACGATTACATCTAAATCTGTTGATATTTCAGTTCCAACAAAACTCAGTGACCTGACGAATGATGGTAATTTCGTAACGGATGCTGATTATGTGCATACCGATAACAACTTCACAGATACTTTGCTGACGAAGCTTAATGGAATTGCCACTGGTGCAACGAAAGTTACTGTTGACGCATCACTTTCTTCCACATCAACAAACCCTGTACAAAATAAGGCAATCAATACTGCACTTGGCAATAAGGCAAACCTTGCTTCTCCAACATTTACAGGCACACCGAAAGCTCCTACAGCAACCGCAGGAACAAACACGGAACAAATTGCAACTACAGAATTTGTTACAACAGCAGTAGCTAATGCGATTGCCGGAGTTACCCAGATCGAGTATCGAGTTGTCGCTTCTCTTCCAGCGACCGGCGAGAATGGGGTCATTTATCTCGTTGCTCATAGTCATGGCACAGGCGATTCTTATGACGAATATGTGTGGGTTGGAAATGCGTTTGAGAAACTCGGAAACACCGACATCGACCTTAGTGGGTATATGCTCAAAACGGATATGGTCGCAATCACGACTGCCGAAATCGATACATTATTTGCGTAAGGCGGTGACGCTACATGGCAAATAAGTATTTAGATCTTGAAGGCGCACAGAGATTAGTATCAAAACTTAAAACTTATATTTCAAATGCTGTAAAGGTTACTGGGGTTAAAGGAAACGAAGAGTCATCGTATAGAACTGGGAATATTAATTTGACAGCGGATAATATTGGGGCTTTCAAGAAACAGCCATACGCTGAGGGCACTCTTGAAGCCGGTATTAGACCTTATATTGACCAGGCGAGAGCTAATAGACTTGTGTTTTTACCATCAGATCAGATCATTATCGAGCAAACAACCGACGGCGGAGAAACGTGGGTGTCGGCCGAATGCTCCGATTCGGCGAAGACCAATTTATTTGCTGAAAACTCTGCTTTTATAAGGATTCCACTTTTGAATAATGCAAAATCAACGAATTGCGGTCTTAGAATTACCATCACTGGCATGAAATATGATGTTCCAGAAGGAACTGCTGAAACTGAAAAGTATAATTATTGGAATAGTAATTATATTAAAAGCACCGAAAGATATTTTAATGTTCGTGAATGGTGGTTTTGGTTATCATCCAATAACGATCGAATTCGACCTGAAATTTATTGTGCCACAGGTGCGAATCCAAACAATTGGCTCACCGTCTTCAATAAAGATTTCAGAATGAGTGGATGGAGTGGTTCTGACTGGATTCGTGCTGGCGACGGAAAGTCGTTTGGCGGCAGCACAAACCAAACTAGCAATAATTGGAATTGGCGATTGATATTTTGGAGCGCCCCTATTAAAGGACGTGAATTTGGAAGCGCCGCTCAGCAGGAAATTCTACAGATTAGATGCTATGGTGATTCCGTATGGGGTGCGCCAAATAATCTGATGGCAAAAGATCATCTGTATTCTTGGGATTATAACAAAAATGCAACGTTTCCAGGAGCTGTTAACGCCGTAAGCTTTAACGGCAACGCAACAACCGCAACAACCCTTTCTGAAACTTTGGGTATTAATAAAGGGGGAACAAGTGCCACCACCGCGTTAACCGGATTTAAAAATCTGATTCATCGCGGAAATGCCACAGATGCTAATGCTGCATTATCAATAGGCATGTATTACACTACTTCATCAACTACAAATCTGCCTAGTATTGCATATGATACTTGGAATAATGGATGCGGCGTCATAGTTGTATATGTAAGCTTTTCTGAAACTCATGACAATACTAACAACTGGATTTGGCAGTTGTGGTTTAATACAAGTTCTAATGATATTTATAGACGAAAAAAAGTTAACAATGCGAACTGGTCTAGTTGGCAATCTTTATCAAATGCAACGACTGTAAATAACCTCACAGTCCAAACAGCAGTTCCTGCAAACGCCGTATTCACCGATACAGTCACCACAGCTTCTACAACTGGTTCCGGTAACGCTGTCACGTCGATTGCATCAAATAATGGCGCTCTTACGGTAACGAAAGGAGCGTCTTTTACTACTGCATCTGAAGTCCGATCAATGATATCTGATGCTATTTCTGACATCACAGATTACGATGGGGAGAGTTTCTAATGGCTAAAGGTTTGGTATCACAAAGATATTTAACGGACATCGCAAATGCGATTCGTTCTAAAACTGGCGAAGCCAGAACATATAAACCATCTCAAATGGCGCAAGCAATTATGCGAATCCCGAGCAATACAGTGGTTGCTGGTGAAAGTGCTTCTGTTGATGGACAGACATTAATCCTTTCAGGAATAACAATTCAAGTTGGGGATAACGCGATTGTCGAAGACCAGACTTTAATCGTATCTTCAACAAACTTATAAGGAGATTTTATGGCAAATATTTCAAAAATTAAGGTTGATGGCGTTACATACGACATTGAAGATACGGAGGCCAGATTAGGAGCTATTCCGACAGCGGTTAAGATGGCTATGGATACTTTGTTTCAGAAAATTGCTGTCAAAGATGACAACACCTATACGAGCGAATATTCAGTTATTCACGCATGGGCAACGGCAGTTAATCTGTTGTCAATTTCGGCGGTATATTCTCAAGGAGACAATGTCGTATTTGCATCTGATTCACTAAATTCACTTAAACAGAATCTGACTGTTACAGCTAATTGGGACGATGGCACAAGCTCAACGTTGACAGATTCAGCCTATGAGTTAACTGGATCATTAACAACGGGGAGAAGTATTATCACAGCATCTTATCAAGGCAAAACAGCAACATTTACAGTAACTGTATCAGAAGGCACGGACATCACTCCAGCGTATAGTGGGTTTGTTGGAAGCAATGGCGTCACCGTAAGCCAAGTAACAAACGGGGTCAGACTCTATTCATCATCAGGCACTTATAAGTTCGCACGTGTCCCTGTGAAGACAAAGAAGGGTTACAGCTACAAGATAGCCTATGATCAGATTTATACATCGGGAAATATTAGCACACAGGTCAGATGTGGTAGTTTCTCAAATTCAACAGGAACGGGATTGGATGCTACTATAGCGCCAAGGAACTCTAACGAATCGAAACACTTTGAAGGTGTCGTGACTCCGTCTAATAGCACAAATTGGAACGATTCAACATCTCCAAACACAACTGCTTTTTGCGTGTTCATCGCATGGGATACGAGCGTAGTAGGTGATGTTACTATAACAAACCTTAAAGTTATTGAGTTCTTGGACGGTGAAAGTTAATGGCAGTATACGACATTTACGGTAATGAACTTACTACTGTTTATTCAATAGATGGATCTCAACTTTCAGATGCGTATGACATCGAAGGCAATAGTTTGGTAGACAGTGAAGAGTTTGCTTGGCTTGACACCGCAGTATTAACAGCCTTGCCGAACGTAAATCTATATGGTGGCACGAAGCAAGGGGCATGCACTGACGGTCAATACATATACCAGTGCTCTGGCGATTCATCGCAAGGCACATATATGGAAGTCATCAAATATAAAATATCTGATGGGAGCAAAACGGTAGTAAGGTATGAAGGAACTCCGAATTTTGGTCATGCTAATGATATGACATATAATCCGAATACTGGATATATCTATGTATGCACAATGCGTTCGGACGGATCAATTATTGTATTGGATGCAGATGATTTGAGTTATGTCGACACTGTTTACATGCACGATGCAAATGGCGATCCATATTATGTTTGGCAGTTCTGCTACGACCGTAAAGCGAATAAGTATTACAGTTCATTTAGCGGAGACTCATATATTGAGTATGATTCTGACTTCAACTATGTAAGGACTGTAAACATCGCTCAGCGATCCTCTGCAACGGCACAAGGATGTGAAACAGATGGTACGTACTTTTACAGAATAACGTACAACCCCAATTTAATTGATGTATGCACTCTTAGTGGAGAGTTCGTTGCGACAATTACTGTACCAATAAGCGGCGAACCTGAAACTATTATGTACGACTGGAATGGCCAGTATTACATGAATAAAAATTCAGCCACAGACATGCTTTATAAACTGAAAATGTTTGTTGGTCATATAGAGAACTAAATGTTTTAAAAGGTACTTTAAAATCCCAAAATTTCCCCGGGTGGGATTTTTGGAAAAACTTTTTGATATTTTAGACTCACGGACCGTTAGTTCAGCTGGTTAGAACAGACGCCTCATAAGCGTTATGTCAAAGGTTCGAGTCCTTTACGGTCCACTGAGTCATATTTTTAAAAGGAGACATTATGGACGAGAAAGCATTGGGTCTTGTAAGAAAGTATATTTACGATCATCTTGACAAAACCGATGATATTCCGGTGTTTAAGGTGTTCACTGTATGGAAGAGTAAGATTCTCCAGAACTGGAAATTCCTGATCTCATCGACGCTTCCTGACGGTATGTATTACGAGATGACTTACAACGGCGATAAGCACGAATGGTATCTCGACGCATACAAGAAGTTTGAAAACGTGTGCATTCCGGAATGATTAATTTTGATAGGTTATTTGAAATTGATCCATCTATTCCCATCAAAAGAGGACAGTGGTGTGAGTTATATACAACATACGGCGGTGGAGTTTTATCAGTACACCGATATTGGCATTACGCTCTGTTCAAGCACGGCAAACCGAAACGTATGAGGAAGGCACGATAGAAATGCAGGAATTTAATGACGGTTTATACGATTTGCGTCTATATTATACGAACACTATTCAAGGGCGTATATGCAAACCAGTAAGCAATATTAAAATCACCGATACATTTTTGCAGTATGAACAGCCTTATAAGAACGGAAGAGTTACGTTTGTGAAACTGGACTCTCTGGACTCGTTCTACTTTGAAAAGTATTCGGAAGATCAAACTTGATATTTATGCACATTATTGTAGGGTTTTTGATCGGACTCTTGCTCGTCATGGCATTTCATCAGTTAGACGTTTTGGAAAATCGAAAAGACTGTGAATATGATCCAGAAACAAAATCATGGCATAAGAGTCTTAAATAATTATGTCACTATCATTAGATGAATTGAATGAGGTTCTGATTGAGCTTCGATTACAGGGTGGGTCCAACGATGATCCGCCTTTATATTTGAAAGGAGGAGAGTATGAGCGAAAAGAACATCGAAATGGAGCCGATTGAACAGACAGTGGCTCAGACTATTACGTACGATGACTTTGAGAAGAGTCTGATTCATGACGGAATAGAAATGATCGTACCTGAAGAGGACGACGCTACCCCTCAGAGAGGCATTGGAGCGGTGGGATATTCTCCGAGAAAGACCGCTCCGTCGTACACAAATCCTTATTATCTTAAAGAAGGAATGGGTGGCTACAACCGCTGCATTCTCATTACCGGCAATAGCGTTCTTCCAAACTGTGTCGGGTATGCTCATGGCAGAGCTCTTGAGATCGGAGGAATTGCAGGCGACACCAAACTCCCGATCTGTAATGCAGAAGACTGGTTCGCTGTTGCTAAGGCAAACGGACTCAAGACCGGATCGACACCTAAAGTCGGTGCAACAATTGTCTGGCGTTCTGGAAATTTCTGGAACAGCCATGACGGTTGCGGGCATGTTGGAACCGTCGAAGAGTACAATCCTGCAACAGGAAAGATTCTCGTTTCTCAGTCTAACTATGGCGGAACAAGATTCTTCCTTACCGAACACAAGCCTCCGTATAACATCTTCGGACAGCAGTTCGTAGGATTTATCTACAATCCTTACTACGAAGCGCCAAAGAAGGAAGAACCGAAGAAACCGGCAAAGAAAGCAGATCAGATCCTTACTGTGGGCTCAAAGGTCACTTCCTGGGGCTTCTATGTTCAGGCTCTGAGAAAACAGAACGGCCAGTGGCAGATGTACAACTCTTGGGTTGGAGGCTGGATCCCTTGCGCACACGTGCATGAGGTTGACAAGAACGACGGTAAGAAAGACAACATTCTGCATGTTGGAAGCGGTGTTGCGTTCGATGGAACTCTTACTGTAAGCAAGATCGATGTTAAGAACGATATGGCATTCCTGAAAGAACTCGGGTACTGGGTATATTCAAGATGCCTCAATGAAGTTCAGGACGGTAAGTAAAATCATGCAGTGGTTCATGCCTATTTACACCACTCTGGTGGGTACTATTATCGGACTTTTGATTGCCTGGATCAAAGGTCTTGTTACAGAAAAGAAACAGGCAAAAATTGAAGAAGACGATAAAGTCAAAGCCCTGAGTGAGGGCATGGCCATTCTGCTTCGACATCGTTTGTTCGCATATTACTACACCTACAAAGACAGTGACTCAATACCTGTCGACGAGTGGGCAGACATCGAACAAACGCACACCGTATACAATCGATTAGGCGGAAACCATACGGGCGACCGCCTTTTTGATATTTTGAAAGATAAAGACATTAAAGGATAAACGTATGCAGCCAAAAGATAAGACTACATATTATGAACCAGAAGACGAGTACAACAAGAACTTTAAGTACGAAGTCATTTGGGTTGATGAGATTTTAATCGTTGACGAACTTCCGAAAGATCCTAAGGCTGGAGTTGTTTATAGATTGAATGACGAGACGCCTTATATTTGGTCTGGAACGGAATGGATGAAGATTGGCGGAGATGTAATCATTCAAGTTAAGAGTATGAGCATCGACGGCGACACGCTTATCGTAGAAGGAGAACAATAATGTCAGAAGCTAAATTCACACCAGAAGCCGCTGGTCTTCAGGATCAGAATGTAACCTATAACTACGCAATGGTCTCAAACAGCAACCTTAAAGAGATCTGTATTGCTCTTAAAGCTCTTCGTACAAAGAAGGGCGTAACAGCAGAACTTCCTGAGAATCCTGGTCATTCAGTAACGCTTGATATTCTGAATTGCCTTAAGGACATTGCTGTTGCAGACGGAGCGACAATTACTCCGAAGGCTTATGCGAACGACATCGAAGGAATTGCTGATGTTATTCGTGCAATGGCAGCGGTCGAAAGCGACGACGAAGGAAATTCTTAAAATTGATATTTGCGACACAATTAACGTAAAACCTGTGTTATACTATATCCTGGGCTTTTAGTAGACAGGAGGTATAATGACGGTTCACAAAGATACGAACGGGACATATTTTGTCAGTTTGTATCTCAAAGATCCGAATCCCGGTAAGCGCTACAAGCATATTACCAAACGTGGATTCAAAAAGAAGTCAGATGCCCTAGCTTACGAAAAGGAACATGCGAATGACGTAGTTCCTCGTGAGTCGGACGACACATTCTATGATATTTGCAAAAGATGGGAAGCGAACAGTCAGGCTTCGATGGGTACTGTGCGGCAACATAAGGAGCACTTCACTATTCGCTTTTCAGATCTGATGCATAAGAAGATCACTAATATTTCCAAAAGCGATCTTCTGGAATGGCGGGCATGGCTATCTCTGCAACCGTTTGCGACGAAAACAAAGAACACCACTATCACATATGTCAAAGGTGTGTTCAAGTACGCAAGCGATACGTATGATATTCCAGATCCTTCGAAGGCAATTACCCGATTTAAGAAAACTGACCTCGAACTGATGGAAGAATTTGAAGTATGGACACCTGAGGAATTCTGCCGGTTCCAAGAGTCCGTTGATGAGGCCCTTTACTCATTATATTTCGAGTTCCTCTATTGGACTGGCTGTAGAAGGGGAGAAGGAATAGCACTGCAGGTTAAAGATCTGAATCACGGTTACGCTGACATTAAGTATTCACAACGAGATGCCACGACAGGTCTAAGACCAACCAAGACTAGGCAACGTCGACGAATCCAAATCGACGCAAGATTATATGCAGAACTAAAAGCCTACACGGATATTCAAGGCGGACCCTATGTCTTTGGTGGAGAGAAACCACTTTCACCCACAACCATTTCCAGAAGATTCAACCAGGCTATTGAAAAGTCAGGCGTTAAACGAATTCGTCTGCACGATCTACGGCATTCCCATGCGACATGGCTTATCAACAATGGGGTCAACATTGTAGCGGTAAGCAAGAGGCTGGGGCATT